ATCTTTAATTTTGTTATGATTTTGATGGTAATTTTAAAAAAATTAAAGATCTTCCCCCCGGTATTTCAAAGTTGATATTGTCGATTGATGTAATGGAAATTCCAAGTGTTTGTGATATTACAGGAAATAAGGTTGTTAAGACGGTTATTAAAAGGATTCGATTTGTAGATAAATTAAAGGTGATTGAACAGCTTGGTAAACATATTGATATTCAGGCTTTTTCAGAGAAGAAAGATGTAAGCATTAAAGGTCAAATAACTATTCAACATCTTCACGAATCACTTGGAGATGTTGATTTACATTTGGGGACAGATCATGAAGAACCAGTCAGACCAAGTTTTAGCCAAAGATATAATAATGACTTGGAGACAGAAACCCCAGAAATTTTTTAAATCTGTTCTTGGGGTACAGAAAATGTGGACTCTCCAAGATCAGTTGTTAGATGGATGCGTTAGGGGTATCAAAGAAAATAAGCATATTTATATTGGGTCAGGTCATTCGCTTGGGAAAGATTGGGTATGTGGCGGGATTGGACCCTGGTTTTTACATGCGTATGGTCCGTCCAAAGTTATTCTTACAGCCCCTACAGAACGCCAAGTTAATAAGGTTATGTGGGCAGAAACAATATCTCATTGGAATAATCGTAAAATCAAATTAGGCGGTCATGCTTTATCAAGTCCCTATTTAGAAATTGAAAAAGATAATTGGTTTTTAATTGGATTTACTACATCAGAAGGTGGAGCTTCTGGACACGCCCAAGGGGCTAAGTTTCAGGGGTTCCATTCCCCTAACATGTGTGTTATAGTTTCAGAGGCTCAAGGGGTCGAAGATTCTATTTTCGATCAAATCGATGCAGTAACGACAGGTGAAAACAACCTTGTCATCTTCTTAGGAAATCCTACAAGATCAAGCGGACGCTTTGCTGAAGGTCTTAAAAACAAGAAAGACAATATCGTATTTAACTTTTCATGTTTAGAGAATCCAAACTATATTCAAAGAAAAACAGTCATCCCTGGGTTAGCTTCGTACGAATGGGTTGAGGATAAACGTAGGAAATGGGGAGAAGATGACCCCCGTTGGCACGGTAGAGTTCTTGGGCAAGTACCAACTAGGAGTATTGATACAGTTATCTCAAGAGAATTGATTAATTTGAATATTAAAGGTAAAAGGTTTATATCTGATGAATATAGAAGAAAGAGAGTAACCTCAGGAGACTTTGCTCGTTATGGAGATGATTTAACACAGTTTTATAATTGGGGTGAAGACGGATGTTCTGATGGTTTTGGTATGCCAAAATCAAGTGGACCCGAAATCGAATCTTACGCAGGAATAATGGCTAAAACTAACAATTCGACTTTGTTTATCGGAGATGAAGATGGTCTCGGTGGGCCAATTATGGATTATATTAAACGAGGGTTTAAACAACGAGGAATCAAATGTATTGGTGTTAATTCAAATGGATCTGTTCAAGGTGAAAAAGAAAAAGAGGATTATCAGAATTTTAAAGCCCAAATGTGGTTTCACGCACAAGAAGAATTGAGATGCGGTAAAGTAAATATCCCAGATGATTCTGATTTAATTCAAGAAATTGAAGAGATGAAATATTTTACAAATAAAAAAGGTAAAATACAAATAGAGTCAAAAGATGATATTAAAGAACGTATTGGAAGATCTCCCGATAAGGCAGATGCATGGGTGTTACTTGTTTGGGGATTGAAAAAAGCAAAGAAATTTGTTAAAAAGGACAAGTATCGTGATAAAATGTTTGTTAAAAAAGTTTCAAAAAAAGTTAGTTGGGCTACTTGTTAAGGAGTTTAAATAGTATGAAAGAAACAATATTATAACAAGGAGTTTATATATCGTAAAATATGAAGAAAATTCAAATTGTAAAATTGAATGGGTTGATTCTTATGGAGTTACTTCATGTTGGAATGAATTGAGTGATATAGATTTAGGGTATGTCAAATGCACCTCTTTTGGCATTATTTTAAAACAAAACGATGATGCTGTTTTGTTAGTTTCTCATATTGGGAAAAGTAAACAAAATGATTTCGATCAATATTGCGGAGCTATGACAATTCCAAAATGTAGTATAATTTCGGTTAAATATTTAAAAGTATTACAATAAAGGTTTTGGATATTATGCCAGATCAACAAATAGAAATTAGTAATAACCAAACAGATTCTTCTAAAAAAGGAGAAATAACTTCCAAAAAAATAATGGAAGATTTACTTCGTGCTTATCGAAAAAAACAAAAATGGATTAAAGCTGCAACTAAAGATTTTGAGATGTTTCTTGGAAAACAATGGAACGATGAAGACATAAGAAGACTTGAGGAAATTGGTGTTAAAGCTTTAACTATTAATAAAATTCAAGCTAATATTTTTCTTTTATCTGGTATTCAAAGACAAAATCGTTCTGATTTTGTGGCATTTCCTGAAGGTGAAGAGGATGGGATTTCGGCTGAAATTGCAACCAAATTACTTAAAAATTTAATGAAACAAACTATGGGGGAACATCGTCTTTCAGAAGAATTTGAAGACGGTATTATTTGCGGTGAAGGTTGGTTAGAACCTCATATTGATTACACGTATGATCTTGTTCACGGTGAGATGAAACTTAAAAAAATAAGTGCTTTTTGTATATTTGCAGATCCTAAATCCGAAGAATACGACGGTTCAGATGGCAGATATATGATTAAAATTAAAAAAGATTTGAGTCGTGACCAATTAGACGAATTGTTTCCAGATAAATTTAAAGAATTAGACATGATTGGAAATGGTAAAGTTGATTTAGAAAATTCTCTTGGAAGTGATGTTAAGGTTGATGGAGAAGGAGATTATGAGACAGCTGAAAAGAATTTATTGGAAAATGAGGGTTTTGAAGAAAAAACTTATGATTTAATTGAATATTATTATAAAAAACCTGTTAAAAAGTTTGTAGTTATTGATTTAGAATCAGGAAATATTGAAGAATTTAAAAATAAAAAAGAGGCAAATGAAGCAATTAATGCGATAGAAGATCAATTGAACCAAAGCGGTTTATCTATGGATCAGGTAAGATTAGTCGAAAGAATGATCCCAGAGATATGGATTGCTCGTATGATAGGGAATAAGCATGTTATGTCAGATGAGATTTCTTGGACATATCCTCGTTGGAGAGGTTTTCCTTTTATTCCATTTAAAGCCCACTGGATTAATGTTGATATAAAAGATACAGATTTATTGACTCAAGGTTATGTTCGATCTGGAATTGATTTACAAATCGAACTCAACAAACGAAGAACTCAAGAATTACGGCATTTGAATCAATCGGCAAATAGTGGCTGGTTAATTGCAGAGGATTCTTGGTCAGATAGAAAGTTAGTTGAAGATTTCGGTTCGACTCCGGGTATAACTTTAGAATATGATCCTAATTTGCCTAAACCAGAAAGAATTAATCCGACTCCACTTTCTCAAGGTCACGCTCAACTTGCTGCAGAAAATACTCAAGATATGAAAGAGGTATTTGGAATTAATTCTGATCTTCTTTCAACTTCTGAAAGCAGTCAATCAGGTAGAGCTATTCGTTTAAGACAACAACAAGGATTTACAATGATCCAAAAAGTCTTGGATAATTTTTCTCTTACAAAAAAAATTTTAGGACGATTTCTTTTGTCGACCTTAGGTGAAGTTTATACGATTGAAAAAACAAAAAAGGTTTTAGGTGAAGCATTTATTCAACAAAATTTTACAGTTGAAAATGTTGTTGATAATCATATGGACGAAGAAAGCGGTCAAATGGTTAATGATGTTGAAAAATCAATCGATGAGGAAGCACTTGAAAGTACGATTGCTCAAGTGTTAGACGATACTCAATTTGGTAAATTTGATGTGAATGTCGGTGAGGGTGAAAATTCAGAAACGACAAGAATATCTAATTTTTTAATGTTGAAAGATTTAGCTGAGTTAAATATTCCAATTCCACCAGGCATCATAATTGAAGAAAGTTTATTAAGTTCTGGGAGTAAAGAGAAGATCAAAGCTTCAATTGAAAGAGCCCAAAATGTTCAACAGGGGCAAGTACAATAAAGGAGATAAGAAAAGTGGAAAATAAGAAACAAAAAAAGGTTAAACAACAAGAAGAAAATGACATTTTTGGGGAAGAAGAAGAAGTCAAATATCAAGCTTCAGATGTTTTTACTTTAGATGATGTAGGATTAAAAAAAACCAAAGATCTCGAAAATCAAGTCAAAGATCTCAAAAATCAAGTCAAAGATCTCGAAAATCAAGTCAAAGATCATGATAAAGAAGAGAAATTAATTTTCAAAGTAACTAAGACTGAAGTTGTTATCAATCTTGAAAAAGCGATTGGTGATATTGGACAATTTGTTGATTCCAAAAACAAATTTGTTGCTATCAAGAAAATTGAAGTAGCAATTAATCTGATAAATCAGAAATAAGGAGTTAGAACATGGATAATGAAATGATCGATGTTTCAAAAGTCGAAGAAGTCGTTGATACAAACGAATTAGATGTTTTTACTTTAGATCAAGCTAAAAAAGAAGGAATTTCACCTCAAGAAATTAAGATGGGATTAGGATCTGGAGTTATTGTTGATAAAAAAGAAGTTGAAGAAGTCGAAGAAGTTGAAGAAGTCGAAGAAGTCGAAGATCCTGAAAAAGAATTAAATCGTATCGTTGAAGATGTTAATGAAGGAAAAGACTTATCTGATGAAGATGAGCAGCGAGTTCACAAAGATCTTTCTAAAGAAGCGAAAGGTTTTTATTTTAGATCTAAAAAAGAAAAAAAAATAAGACAATCGGCACAACAGCATAATGAGTTGATTCAAAAATCTCTTGAGGCAATTCAAAACGAAAATGAGATTTTGAAAAAACAATTAGTTGAATATAGTAATCAACAAAATCTTGAAAATGAAGACGGGGATGATTTTGTTACAAAATCAGATTTGGAAAATAGGGAAAAGAAAAATCAACAAAATCTTGATTTAATAAATAGTCAAAATGAAATTAATCAATCAAAACAGGCGATACATTCAGCTTTGATTGAAGATATTGGAGCTAAAGAGACAGTTAAAAATCAAGATTTTCCTCAAATTGTCAATTTTGTAACTGAGTTAGCTACTCAAGATACAACAGGTAAAATTATACAAAACATAGATAAAAGAGCATCGCTGGTTGGAACCGATCCTGAAGCTGAACAAGATTTTCTTGATTATATTTATCGAGTTGCTCGTACACATACACAATTTAATGATATTGGGAAAACTTTTGATAAAAACAAAATTGAGCGTGCTGAAAAAGCAAATAAAAACGCATCAAAGACGAAATCAAGTGCTTCGATACCGAGTGGTGGCGGTCGAAAATTAATTAGTGAAGATGATTTAACTCCTGAAGAAGGGGCCATGTTGACTAAAGAACAATGGATTAAGCTTAGGCCTGAAACAACAAAAAGGCTTTCAATGGGTTAAATTTAATACGGGAGAATAGGAAACATGAATACACAAAGCATTCCCGCTCTAAGGCCGGAAATTTGGCAAAAGGAGCTTTACAAGGACGTAATTGACAATCTGTTTTTTGCAAATAAAAACATGATTGGGAAAGATACTAACAACATTATTCAAATTAAAGATGAGTTGGCAAAAGAAGAAGGTGATGCTATTACCTTTGGACTTTCTGGTAAACTTTCTGGAGAAGGTGTTGATGGAGACGATGAGCTTGAAGGTCAAGAAGAAGAAATTTCTTCGTATGCCGAACAAGTCACCATTGATCAAAAACGATTCGGTGTTAAACTTAAAGGAAAGTTAGATAGTCAAAGTGCAGCCTATGACATGAGATCTGATGCTAAAGAAAAACTCGCTATTCGTTTGTCTGAGTTTATTGAACGTCAGTATTTTATCAAGTTGGCGGGAATAACCTCCGTTGATCTTCAAGATGTCAACGGTACAGTTTATTCTGCTAGTGCCACATGGAGTAATTCTGCTCCGATTGTACCAGCTGCAGATGAAGCTGCGGGTACTGGAGATCGTTATTTGTGTGCTGATTCTGACGGATTAGATTCTTTAGCTGCAACCGATGTAATGACTCTTGATCTTATTACAAGAATTAAAGTTAAAGCTCAATTATCATCTCCTAAAATTCGTCCTCTTAAAATTGGTGGAGAAAATATTTGGGTGTTATTTCTTCATCCATGGCAAGTCGCAGACCTTAAAGCTGCTTCAGGAAATTGGAGTCTCATTCAGAGAGATGCCGAAATTCGAGGTAAAAACAATCCGATTTTTAGTGGTGCTTTAGGATTCTATAATGGTGTACTTTTACATGAGCACGAGTATGTTCCTGTTTGTCAAGCTAGTTCTGATTTTAGTCCTGGAGCAACTGCAGCTGGAGCTCAAGCATTCCGTGCGCTTCTTTGTGGTCGTCAAGCAGGAGTTATGGCTGAAACTAAGTTTTCTAAGTTTTTTGTTGAAGAGCCTTTTGATTTCAAAAATAAGGTCGGTTATGCAACAGGAATGATTGGCGGTATTCAAAAACCAGCATT